GCCGATGACATGGACGGTTCCGGCGATTGGACTGCCAAGGGGGTGCGCCTGTGAAAAACCCAACCCACGTCAGCGAGCTGATCGCTACTCGCCGAACTGATGTGACCTACCAGCCGCCAAGCGATCCGGCTGTCGCTGAAGTCGACCCCGCGACGAAGGCCGTTATCGACGACCTTTTCCTGCGGTTGCGTGGAGCCTGCGGCGCCTGGCGTCAATCCTGGGCAACCGAGGCGGTGATGAACGCCGCGAAACTGGAATGGCTGGGCGAGTTCATGCGTTCGGGCATTACCCGGATGGAGCAGATCGACCACGGCATGCGGGTACTGAGCGCGAGCAAGGTCGCATTCGTGCCGGCGCCTGGGGTTTTCGTCAGTTGGTGTTTCGCGCCTGAAGGGCTGGGCCTGCCGAGCGTGGAAAAGGCCTACGCCCAGGGCCTGCGCAATTGCCACCCGGCCATGCGCGCCTCGGCGAAGTGGATGCACCCGGCCATTTATCACGCCACGGCCGCCGCTGGCTTCCACAGCCTGCCGCTGCTATCCCGCGAGCTGGGTTTTGCGAGCTTCGAGCGGCACTACCTGGCCCAGTGCCGGAAGATTTGGAAAGGCGAGGCTCTGGGACCGATCCCCGCCGCCGAGCTGTCTGCACCCCAAGCAAAGCGAACCCCTGAAGTTGGCAACGAGGCCCTGGCCAAACTGCGCGCGAGCCGCGCCGGAGCATCCCAATGAGCGCATTAGATACCCAAGTGGCCGGTGGTCATTACAAGTCACTGAAGATCCAGCCGATCGAATACATCCATGCCAACAGCATTCCTTTTGCTGAAGGCAGCGTCATCAAGTACGTGACGCGGTGGCGCGACAAGGGCGGCCTTGCTGATCTGGAGAAGGCGAAGCACTTCCTTGAGCTGCTGATCGAACTGGAGCAGCGGGCAAGGGGCCTGGAATGAAGGTGAACTCGAAGAAACTCAGGGCCTCGGCCAACGGCCAGGACTGCACCGTGCGTATGCCGGGCATCTGCAACCACAACCCGGAAACCACCGTCCTGGCGCATCTGCCGTGCGGACAGAAGGGCATGGGCATGAAGGGCTTCGACACCGTCGCGGTCTACGCCTGCAGTGCTTGCCACGATGTGATCGACGGCCGGGCCGCCGGCGACGTCGAGTGGGCAGACATGCCGCGCGCTATTGCCGAAACCCACGAAGCGCTGATCAGGGCCGGGATCCTGACCGTCAAGGGGGCCGCATGAAAGCGTTCGGGTTGAAGCCAAAGCGCGCCAAGTCCGTCGACCGCGAAGGCCTGGAGCAGGCCGCCCTACTGAAGGAGGTCACCCTGCGTTACCCCGCGGCCGCGAAACTGATCTACCACGTCCCGAACGGTGGGCACCGGCACAAGCTGGTGGCGATCAAGCTGAAAGAGCAGGGCGTCAAGGCGGGCGTTCCTGACCTGGTCCTGCCCATGGCCCGCGGCGGATACTTCGGGCTGTACATCGAGTTCAAGGCCATGCCGCCGTTTGATGCCGCCGTCTCGGCCAGCCAGGACGCGTACATCCAAGCGCTGACCGAGCAAGGCTATCTCGCCATCGTTTGTCGTGGGCACATCGATGCGCTCGAAGCGATCCGGGCCTATCTACTTCAACCACCGACGAGGGTTGCGGCATGAGCAAGACCCGCGCAGTGAAGTTTAGCGATGCCGAGATCCGCCGCCAGGCTGCCGACCCGGCAGTGCATGACCTGCGCGACCCACGTCACCCTGGCCTGTATCTGCGCTTCGGCCAGGACCGGCAACGGGGTTCCTGGTACCTGGTCAAGGGCAAGGCGTGGAAACAGATCGCACGGTTTCCTGATTTGGGTGCGGCGGCGGTGTTGGCCGAGCTGCCCGCGTTGCGTCAGCGCCTGCTGCACGATTCATCGGCGACCGCTGCCCTGGGCGGCCTGTCCACTGTTGGCCAGTTGCTGGACTGGTACGGCGACCGAATGGCGCGCGATCGCTCGCTGTCGGCCAAGCGCAAGACCGGCGCTAAGTCGGCCATTGCCTGCCACCTGCGGCCGCGCCTGGCCAGCCTGCCCATCCGTGAAGTCTCGGCTCCGGTGCTGGACAAGCTGCTGATGTGGCCTGCTCAGGAGGTGCTGTCGCTGTCCTACGTGCGTCAGCTCTTCGGCCTGCTGGTGGTCGCGTTCCGCCAGGCGCACAAGTTGGGCCTGATCGACAGCAACCCCGTGGCCGGGCTGAAGTTCGTGGACTTCACCAAGGCCAAGATCATGCCCAAAGCCGCCCGACTGCGTGGTGTCCACCTGGTAGAGCTGGTACCAGCCCTGGCCGAGCGGTTCGAGGAGCAACCCGCCGAGGCCATGCTCGCACTGATGATGCTCTGCCACGGCACCCGCGTTGGTGAAACTCGTATGGCGCGCTGGCCTGATATCTCCCTGGCCGATGGCGAGTGGTTCTTGCCGGCTGAGCACACGAAGACCCGCACCGAGCACCGCTTGCCACTGACGGCCCAGGCCAAGGCCCTGTTGACCCGGTACCGCGCCACCCAGATCGCCACGGGATACGAGGGCATCTATCTGTTCCCGTCGCGCCGTGGTCGGTCGCTGAGTGAGGGCCAGGCCAGCGCCGTGTTCACGCGGCTTGGCCAGGGTGAATGGACCAGCCACGACCTTCGCAAGGTGGCCCGCACCGCCTGGACAGATCTCGGGATCGACGGCCACATCGGCGAGATGCTGCTCAACCACTCGCTGGGCAAGATCGCCTCGACCTACATCAACACCCAAGCCCGGGAGCAGCGGTTGAAGGCGCTGGAGAAGTGGCACGGTTGGTTAGATGAGCGTGGCTTTCAGGCGATTCACAACCTGACAGGCGCCCAATTTGAAGATTCGCATAACCCAGCGCAGGCCAGCAGCGGCGCGGGCTGCACGGCTATTCCTGACATTGTTAATGGCGAGGTTTCAAAATGATCAAAAAGCAGCATGGCCCCGCCTTCCGTCGGGAGAAAAGGCAGTTGATGGCGTGCGGTCGGTGCCGTGGGGCTGGGCTGATCGCTGGCGTGTTTCATGACTTGGACTGCGAAATCTGCGACGGCACCGGCTGGGTTTGCGCCGTAACCGGACACCCAATTCCGCTCGCGGATCTTGTTCGACAGCTCAACCAACGACTGCGCGATGCAGTGGCTGATGCCGGACGGCTCCGCCATGAAGTGGGCGGCGCGCAGCAGCAGTATCTACAGAACAACCGCCGCGGTGCCGGCGGCACCAACTACACAGGGGATTGAGCCATGGCCTTCACACCTAGCTTTAAAGAACGCACCGCCGAAGATCTGCTGGAGCATTGGGGCCGCTGGGTCGTGCTGGGGTCAGGGGTGTCCTGCTGCGCATCCCGCGAGAATACGATCCTGTCTGCGATGATCACTGACGACGACGCCCTCCTGATTGATGGGTTGATGGGGCGATTGCTCAAGCGGTACCCCGAATGTGGCCAAGTGCTGATGAAGTACTACACCAGCCGCGACACTTCACTGATGGAGGTGGGTAAGAAAATGAAGTTCGGCGAAGAGAAGACGCGCGGGCTTTGGAAGGCGGGTATTGCCTGGATTGATGGGGCTCTAGATATTCGTCGTCAGGCTGCTTGACAGGCCCGGGGCCAGTATATAGATTTCAGTTACTTTGCGGTTTTTCCGCGAGCAAAGCCCGACTCTGAAGTTGGGCTTTTTGCTTTCTATCCTTTACAGAGCCTCGGCATTTGCCGGGGCTTTTTCGTTTTCGGCTCCACCACACCCATTGCTTCAAGCTGGGAGTGCTGTTGGAGCCGAACCAACACGGTCATGCAGTCGGAGTCGAGCGCATGGATCTTCTGCATCGCGTGTTCGACAAAGCTGAATGGCTTTTGGCGGGCTTGATTGGCGCTATCGTCGCAAGCTGGTGGCACAAGGATGACCTCACCGATTGGCGTGCCTGGGCAATATTCTTGGTCACTGGTGTGGCCTGCTCGCTGTATCTGACCGGAATGGTCAGCGCATACCTCGGTGTAACTGAGCCGAGCATCGTCGCCGGAATCGGTTTTCTCCTTGGCACCTTCGGCGGCTCTCTTCTGGCGGCAATCAATCGCGCCATCAAGGCCGCGGATCTTTGGGCGCTCATCCGTCAGCGGTTCGGCGGGGGTAATCCACCATGAACTACGAGCTGATCAACTCCATTGCGTGTGGCCTTATCGCGCTATGGGCAACATGGTGCGTGCTGAGCGGGAAGGTCAGGGACGGCATTCTGGGCAAGCTGATTTACTCGACGATCGCCATCAGCGGGTTTGTCGTGATGGCTCGCAATCAGACGCTTTTCTTCGGCCCGACCAATGCTGGATTGACGCTGCATGCGTCTCTGGCCTTGGCTGGCGTCCGACACGTCTTCATGGTCACCTGGTGGCTCACGGTCAAAGCCTGGTTGTGTAGCGCTCTTAATTGCGAGCACTGCATGGGTTGCGATAAGGGTCATGCGCCTGATGATCGACCCAGAGGCTGATAGGCGAGGTTAGGCATGGTAGGTATCAGTGCCAGCACCACGGTGGAAGAGCTGTCTAAGGCGCTCCGTACATTGGGCGCCAAGCAGTTGCCTTTCGCATTCGCGCTAATGGCCACCCGGCTGGCTGTGTTGGTGAAGAAAGGCGAGCTATCGGTAATGCGGCAGCGCCTGGATCAGCCGACCAACACCACCATGAACAGCCTTTATGTGCAGGTCGCCAAGAAGGAAAAGCCCGAGGCGCGGACCTTTTTCAAGGATGCGTGGACCTCCGGCGTTCCCGCTGACACCTACCTTCAGCAGGCAGTGAAGGGTGGTCGCCGTCCACATAAGCGCTTCGAGAAAGCCTTGATCGCGAAAGGTCTCATGCAGCCAGGGCAGTACGCGATCCCGGCACCATCAGCACTCAACCAATTTGGCAACGTACCACGCGGCACGATCATGAAGATCCTGTCAGGCCTGGGTGCTGCCGAGACGGTCAGTGGTGTGCAGGCGAATGCCACAGGCAGCAAACGCAGTAAGCGCAAGGGCAACGCTGACAAATATTTTGCCGGCAATGTCGATGGCACACAGGGTATCTGGGAGAAGAGGAAGACAGCGTTCGGTGATGCCGTCCGACCTGTCTTTGTCTTCAGTGATAGAGAGCCTGGGTATCGAGTGATCATTCCGTTCTACAAGATCGCGGATAACATTGTGAAGGCGAACCGAGAGCGAGAGTTCGCCAGCGCGATGGATCAGGCGCTGTCGTCAGCCCGGGGCTGACGGGCAGGGCAGGGGCTGCCCCCCCCTTTGGGTCCTTCCCAGGCCACCAGCCCCATGCGGGTAATTCGGGCCCCGCCCATCAAATATGTATGACCTTTTTTCAGGGGTTGGTTGTTGTTTAATCATGGCCAAAAACGAAACAACCAAACAGCGCGGGTGGTTGAACAAATCCGAGATGGCTTCGAGCCTAGGGATTTCCCCGCAAGCCTTTGACAAATGGGGGGTTGCGCCTGTCGCACGCATTGGTCGAGAGGCGTTCTATACCGTGCAGAACGTGGTCGAAAACCGCGTTGAACACTCGCAACGGAAACAACAACCCGCAGGTGAGGGAACCGAAGGCGTCGATCCGATGATCGAGTACAAGCTGCTCGAAGAGCGTCGAGGTCTTACCGCCGCTCAACGCATCGCCCAGGAGAAGAAGAACCTGGTGCTGGACAAGCAGTTGGTCCCGGTCCCGTTCGCCACATTTGCCCTTGCCAAAATCGCCGCACAGATCGGCTCGAAACTGGACACCGTCGGCAAGACCGTCACCCGTCGTCACCCTGAGGTTGACCCTCGAATCATCGAGTCGGTGGAGCGGGAGATCGCGCTTGCTCGAAACATTGCCGCCAGCTTTGGTGAGCAACTTCCGGAATTATTAGATGAGTACGTTGAGTCCATGGCTGAATGATCTGCGCAAGTCGATCAAGCTAGGACTCCAGGCGCTCTACAAAGAACCACCGCAAACCGCCGTCGAATGGGCGGATGCAAATTTCTACATGTCGGCCGAGTCCTCCTACAACGAGGGCAAATGGACGACCGAGCCGTTCCAGGTTGCGATCCTGAACAGCATGGGCAACGACCTGATCAATGTCGTCAACTTCATCAAGTCGGCGCGGATCGGTTACACCAAGCTGTTGATGGCCAACATCGGCTACAAAATCCAGCACAAGCGCCGCAACGTCATGATGTGGAGCCCGACCGACCCGGACGCCGAGGACATCAGCAAGAGCCACGTCAACGGCATGATCCGTGACGTACCTGTGCTAGGCGACCTGGCTCCGTGGTTCGGGCGCAAGCACAGCGACAACACCCTCGATCAGAAAATATTCGCGAACCGACGAACACTCTGGATCCGGGGCGGCAAGGCTTCGCGCAATTACCGTGAGAAATCTGCCGACGAGGTTATCTACGACGAGCTCTCTAACTTTGACGAAAGCGTCGAAGGCGAGGGCGCGCCAATCACCCTGGGTGACAAACGACTCAACGGTGCGATCTACCCGAAGTCAATTCGCGGCTCAACGCCGAAACGAGTTGGTTCCTGCCAGATCACCAAGGCCGTCGAAGAGTCGCCCTACCTGCTCAAGTTCCACATCAACTGTCCGCACTGCCGGCAGGAGCAGACGCTCAAGTGGGGCGGCAAAGATTGCGAGTTCGGCCTCAAGTGGGAAAAGAACGCGCTCGGTGAAGCCGAGAAAGCCTGGTACGTGTGTGAGCATACAGCCTGCGTGATCTGGCACAACGAAATGGTCGAGGCGTCAAAGTCCGGTCGGTGGATTTGCGAGCACACCGATATATGGACCCGCGACGGCATGGACTGGTTTGGCGTCGATGACGAAATCATCCGCACGCCTCGATCGGTCAGCTTCAGCATCTGGGCTATCTACAGTACCTGGAGCACGTGGCTCAGCCTGGCTGAAGAATGGTTGAAGGTGAAGGGCGACGTCTCGAAGCTGATCACATTCATCAACACCACGCGCGGCGAAACATGGGACGACGACCAGGGCGAGAAACTCGACTCGGAAGTTCTATACGGTCGCCGCGAGGTTTATCCGCAGGTCCCGGCCCTTGGCCTGATCCTAGTCGGTGGCATCGATACGCAGGATGACCGTTTCGAGGGTCGCGTCTGGGCCTTCGGTCCTGGTGAGGAAGCCTGGCTGGTTCATCGCTTCATTCTGATGGGCGATCCGGCCAGCGAGGAATTGCGCCGCAAGGTTGGCCTCGAATTGCACCGGCAGTTCACCCGCGTGGACGGCACCATCATGAAGGTGGAGCGCTGGACTTGGGACGCCGGCGGCCACTATGCGGACGAGGTCTATGCCGAGAGCCGCAAGCACGGCGTGCACTGGGTTGTTCCAATCCGCGGCGCGACCATCTACGGCAAGCCGATCGCGAACTTTCCGCGCACCAAGAACAAGGTGCACAAGGTTTTCCTCACCGAGGTCGGCACCGACAACGCCAAAGAGCTGCTCTACAGCCGGATGGGGATCCCCGTAGACACGGCTGCATCCCAGGCGGGCGTGTCACAGCCTGGGGTGGTTCACCTGCCGGCCAACGACGCGATCTGCGACGAATCGGAGGTGAAGCAACTCACCTCAGAAAAGAAAAAAGCAGCCATATCAAAAGGCAAGCGCGTGATGCGCTGGGACAGCGGCGGCCGTCGAAACGAGGCGCTCGACTGCTTCGTGTATGCGCTCGCTGCGCTGCGCATCTGCCAGCAACGGTTCGGGCTTGATCTCGATCTTCTGGTGACAGCGGTCACTGGCGGCAACGAACCGGACGCTGAAGAACGGCCGCGCAAGAAATCCTCACACTGGAATAAAAACTGATGGCCTACACGATCGAGCAATACAGCGCCCTGCAGGCGGCCATCGCCGAAGGGGCGTTGTCGGTCCGCTATGCCGACAAGAGCGTCACCTACCGGTCACTCGACGAGATGATGCGGATTCTCAAGCTGATGGCGACCGAGCTTGGACTGAATGCCTGCAACGAAGGCGGCCGCCGGTACGCTTCGTTTTCGAAGGGGTACTGACATGGGGATGATTGACGATCTGTTCCCCGGGTACGCGGCCAAGCGTTCGGAGATGAGGTTGAAGAAAGCGCGCACGGACATGGCGCTTAAGATGATCGAGCGCCGCTTTGAGGGTGCTGCGGGCGGTCGCCGAAACGATGGCTGGCGCGCAACTGGCGCCGATGCCAACGTTGAAAACGCTCCGGCACTGGCCAAGCTTCGCAACCGGGCCCGCGATCAGCGCCGCAACAATCCGTTCGGTGAGCGCGGCATTACGGGGATCGCCGACAACGCTGTTGGCGCCGGCATCGTCCCACTGCCATTGGCAAAGCGCGACCGTGATGGTTTGCGACTGATGGACTTGTGGAAGGCCTGGGCCGAGACAACCGATTGCGATACCGACGGATTGGATAATTTCTACGGCCTGCAGCACATGATCATGGAGGCAGTAGCCGAAAGTGGTGAGTGCTTGGTCCGTCGGCGCCGTCGCTTCAGTTCTGACGGTCTGCCCGTACCGGTGCAACTTCAGGTTTTGGAGGCCGACTTCCTCGACGAGTCGAAGGCGGACATCGTCGGACTCAACCGGATTATTCAAGGTGTTGAGTTCGACGCTCTTGGCCGCCGTGTTGCGTATTGGTTGTTCGATGAGCACCCAGGCGCAAACGCTGTTTGGGGTTCCCTGCAATCACGCAGGGTGCCGGCCGAGGATGTGATTCACGTCTTCCTTCGTAAACGACCAGGCCAGGCCCGCGGCTATAGCTGGTTGGCGCCGGTCATCCAGCGAATGCGCAACTTCGATGAGATGGAAGACGCGGTAATGGAGCAGGCGAAAATCGCCTCGTGCTTCGCAGCGTTCGTCACGAAGGACGAAAACAGCGGTACGCCTGGCGGTAAAAAGCCCGCGCTCATTGATCGCGTTGAGCCTGGAATCGTCCAGGAACTCGGGTTCGGCGAAAGCGTGAGCTTCGGCACACCGCCGACATTCAACGGTTACACGACGTATTCCTGGCAACAACTGCACGCAATGGCAGTCGGCCTGGGCGTCCCGTATGAACTGCTTACCGGGGACCTCAAGGGTGTCAACTTTTCCAGTGGGCGAATGGGTTGGCTGAACTTCGCTCGTCGGGTGGACGTGTGGCAGTGGCGGATGTTGATTCCGCAATTGTGCGATCAGGTCTGGCGCTGGTTCATGGAAGCTCAGGTGCTCCTACCTGGCGGTGTGACCGATGACGTCAAAGCCTACTGGGTCCCGCCTCGTCGCGACATGGTCGACCCGAAAGCAGAAACAGAAAACGTCATCACCCGCGTGCGCAACGGCCTGACCACCTGGCCCGACGCCTTGCGCGAGCTCGGCATTACAGACCCGAAACGCCACGCCGAGCAAATCAAGAAAGCAAACGAAATGATCGACGAGTACGGGTTGGTGCTGGATTGCGACCCGCGCCGAGTTGCAGCTGCCGGTTCCCCGAGCCAGCCATCAGCCACAGAAGAGAAAACAGACGATGCCAACTCCGAACCAGGTGATGACACGCAAGACACATGAGACGCCGATGCTCAGCCTGCGTGCTGCCGTGCGGCCTGGCTCGGTCGACATTGACGCGCGAACCGTTGAACTGACCTGGACAACCGGCGCTAAAGGCCGTCGCTGGTCATGGGACGTCGGCAGCTATATGGAAGAGCTTGATGTCAGCGAAGGCGCGGTTCGTCTTGATCGGCTCAACAACGGCGCGCCGCTGCTCGACACCCATAACCAGTACCAACTGAGTGCAGTACTGGCGGTTGTCGAGCGGGCATGGCTTGAGGGTGGCGAGGGCCACGCTCTGGTCCGGTTCAGCAAGCGTGATGATGCGGATGTGGTCTTCAAGGATGTCGTAGACGGCATCCTCCGAAACATCAGCGTCGGCTACGCCGTGCACCGTTACGAGGTGGTCGAGGAAGAAGACGACAAGCTCCCCACCTACCGCGCAGTCGATTGGGAGCCGCTGGAGCTCTCGCTCGTTCCGATCGGCTTCGACGACGGCGCAAAGGTCCGTAGCGCCAAAACCCCGGCTGAGTACGAAGGCCAACGATTCAACACTATTTTTGAAGTTCGGTCGGCTCAATCGTCGACCGTAGAACCGGCCGCCGTGCCTACTATCCAAGAGGAAGATGCAATGACCGAAGAAGAGAAGCGCGCGGCCGAGGACAAGCTTCGCCGTGAAGCCGCTGACGCCGAGCGCCTGCGCAGCCTCACCATCCGCACAATGGCGCGCAAGGTGCAGCTCGATGACGAAGTGTTCGTGGAAGACCTCATTGCTCGCGGTGTTCCGGTAGCGGATGCGAGTGCAGCTCTGATCGACAAGCTGGCCGAGCGTCAAAACAAGGATCAGTCGGAAACTCGCAACAGTCAGCCGACCAATGTGACTGGTGGCCTGGACCTTTCCGTCCTCAATGCCAAGCGCTCTGCCATGCAGAACGCGCTGCTGCATCGTTGCGACTCGAACATCAAGCTGGAAGAAACCGGCCGCGAGTTCCGCGGGATGCGCCTGGTAGACATGGCTCGCGAGTTCGTCGAGATGGCTGGAGGCAACGCTCGCGGCATGACCCCCCAGGAACTGGCCCGCGCGGCCTTGGGTTGCGACCGTCAAGCCGTTCGCGCGGCGGGCATGCACAGCACCAGCGATTTCCCGCTGCTCTTGGGCAGCACCGTCAATCGCACCCTGCGCGATGCCTACACCAACGCGCCACAGACCTGGCGTCCCTTGGGCCGTCAGACCACGGTGCCGGATTTCCGTGCCGTGACTCGCGCTGCCCTGGGCGACATCGCTGCGTTGGAGCAGGTCAAGGAACACGGAGAATACAAATACGGCACGCTGTCCGAAGACGGTGCGCCGATCAAAGTCGCCAAGTTCGGTAAGATCATCGCCATCACCTGGGAAACCATCGTGAACGATGATCTGGGCGCCCTGACTCGCATCCCGGCAGCTCTGGGTAATGCGGCCGCCGCAACGGAGTCCAACGTGGTTTGGGCGCTGCTGCTGGGTAATCCTAACTTCACCGATGGCGTTCCGTTCTACCACGCTGACCATGGGAACCTTGCTGCCAGCGGTGGCGCAATCAACACCACGACCTTGGCGGCCGCACGCGCTGCTATGCGCAAGCAGAAGTCGAAAGCCGGCGAGTTCCTCAACTTGTCGCCAGAGTTCCTGGTTGTCGGTCCGGACAAAGAACTGGAAGCCTTCCAGTTCACCAGTTCGGTCTACGTGCCGGCGAAGAATGCAGACATCAATGATGTGCGCAACGCTTCTCTCACGGTAATCGTGGACGCTCGTATCACCGGCAACCAGTGGTATCTGTTCTCGGCTCCGGGCGCTGTCGACACCTTTGAATACGCGTATCTCGAAGGTGAGCAGGGTGTATTTACCGAGACTCGCGAGGGCTTCGAGGTTGACGGCATGGAAATCAAAGCGCGCCTGGTCTTCGGGGCGGGCTGGATTGATTATCGCGGCGCGTACAAAAACCCAGGCGCGTAACGCGCCGCTTCGATCAAACCCCAAAAGGGCGCCACGTGGCGCCCTTCGTGTTTTCCAGTTTCTGTCTCTAAAGGGGACCTTGCATGAAGACTTTCATCCAGCACGGCGACTGCCTTACCGTCATTGCACCCGCCGGCGGCACCGTTTCGGGCGAGCTCTACAAAGTAGGCGCGATTGTGGGCGTTGCCGCTACTACTGAAGACGCTGGCGCCCCGGTGGTGCTCAAGCTCTGTGGCGTATTTGCGCTAACGAAAATCAGCGCGCAAGCCTGGGCTGTCGGCGAACTGATCTACATGAACACCACCAGTCGCGCCCTGACTAACGTTTCGGCCACAGGCCTGGTGTTGGTCGGCGTTGCCACGGAGGTGGCTGCCAACCCATCTACTACCGGTATCTGCCGACTCAACGGCGTGTCCGCGCCGGCGGCGGTGGCATAAATGAGCTGGGCCTCAATGGCCCAGCGCATGCTTGGCGTGTCGATTCGTACCTTCAGCGAGCCTTCTGCCGCCATCGATCCTGATGGCGCCGTTTACTGGTTGACTGACGGAGTAGCGCCGGGCGTGGCGCTGGCCCAGGCGGTATTCGACAGCGCACACGTCACAGTTGATCCGGAGACTGGCGCGCCGGTATCGAGCCAGAACCCAATCCTCGGTGTCCGCCTGATCGATCTCCCGAACAAGCCAACAAACCGTGATCGCGTCCGCGCTCGTGGCGAGTTGTACCAGATCAGTGATGTCCAGCCAGATGGTGTGGCCGGCGTGACGATCATTTTACGGAAAGCATAGCCATGGCCCACCCGCGACAACTGATCCGCAAGCAGGCTGTTGCGGTGCTGCTGGGCGCCACCAACGCAGGTTCCAGTGTTTATGCCAGTCGAGTGAGGCCGCTGATTTCCAATGGATGGCAGAGCGAACTCCCCGCGATCATCGTTTACACGATGGACGAGGTTGGGGAGATTTTTATCCAGGCGCCTCGGGAGTACCGGCGCCGGGTTGAGTTGGTGGTCGAGATCCATGCCGAGGGCAACGATGCGCTGGACGACACCCTTGATACGCTGGCTCGACAAGTCGAGCGCTTGCTGCTCATGGATGACACCCTTGGCGACACCGTCAATGACCTGCGATACGTGCGTTCGCGCATGGTACTGCTCGATCAGTCGGAGCAATTGACTGGCGCCTGTCGCCTCATCTTCGAGGCCGAGTACTTCGACCGTCACCCCGACGACCTATTCAACGAAAGCCTGCCGGACCTGAACTCGGTGGCGACTGAGTACAGCCTGAACAACGCGCAGCCGGATCCGGCTGACCGCGCCAAAACCATCATCGAGGACCTGAACCCATGACCACGCGTGTGCTCGTGAAGCCGGCCGAGGGCCGCCTGGTGCGACATCCAGACACCTATGAGCAGATCAAGCCGGAAGGCTTGCCTGTAGAACTGAACAGTTACTGGATCCGCAAGGAAAAGGCCGGTGACGTCGTTGTCGAAAAGGCTGCAGTACAGGCCGAAACCAAGGGTGAAAAACAATGACCATTGGAATGGATACGATCCCTGGCGCCGGCGCTCTTCGCAAGCCCGGTGTGTATAGCGAAATCGACAACAGCAAGGCGGTACGCGGGCCTCAACCTGTCAGCTTTCGCCGATTGTTGATTGGTCAAAAGCTCGCCTCCGGCCCGGCCGCTGCCAACACCCTGATTCGCATCACCAGCCCAGCACAGGCCGATACGCAGTTCGGTAAAGGCTCGATGCTGGCCGGTATGGTTCGCGCCGCGATGGCCATCGACACCTATACTGAGCTGCAAGTGCTGCCTGTGGTCGACAATGTTGCCGGCGCTGCGGCCACTGCCACCTTGGCATTCACCGGTCCTGCAACTGCTTCGGGCACCATTGAGCTGATGATTGCTGGTCGCCGTGTGTCCGTGGGTGTGATTAGCGGCGATGCCGCGACGGCCATCGCTACTGCCGTGGTCGCGGCTATCACTGCAGCTGATGACATGCCGGTCACCGCCACTGCCGCAACTGGCACCGTCACGCTTACCAGTCGACACAAAGGCGAGGCGGGCAATACTCTCAATGCCCGTGTGAATTACTACACCGGGCAGACGCTCCCCGCGGGTGTCGCCGTGACCATTAGCGATTTCGCTGGCGGTTCCGGCAATCCGGATCTGGGCGCAGCGCTCGCCGCCCTGGGGGATGAATGGTTCCAGGTCTGGGGCTTGCCGTATTCCGACGCAGCGACACTGGCCACTGTGAAGACCGAACTCAACAGCCGCTTCGCCTGGGATCGCGAAATCGAGGCGCATGCCTTCACTGCGGCGCGCGGTACGCAAGGTTCGCTGGGGGCGCTAGGTGATGCTCACAACAACCAGCATCTGGTCATCATGATGGCCAACGATGAGCCCATGCCTGCGTATGAGAAGGCGGCCGAAACCATGGCCATTGCCGCTCTCTATGCTGCGATTGATCCTGCCCGCCCGATTCAGAACCTGCAATACGCGTGGTGCCTGGCGCCGTCGGCTGCCGACAAGTTCACCAATCAAGAGCGCAACCTGCTGCTGTTCGATGGCATCGCCACGAGCAAGGTCAACAATGACGGCACCATGGTCGTCGAACGGCTGATCACCACTTACAAAACCAACACCGCCGGCGGCTCTGACATCAGCTACCTGGACAGCGAAACCTTGTTCACCCTGATGTACATCCGTCACGACTGGCGCGACTACATCCTGCGCAAGTACCCGCGTCACAAACTGGCGAACGACGGCACTCGCTATGGCATCGGCCAGCCGGTTGTCACCCCGGTGCTGATGAAGGCCGAAGCCGTATCGAAGTTCCGCGAGTGGGAGCGCTTGGGGTTGGTCGAAAACATGGCCGACTTTAAAGCCAACCTGATCGGCGAGCGAAACGAAAGCGACCCGAACCGCATGGACGTGCTGCTGCCGCCGGACCTGGTCAATCAACTGCGCATCGTCGCCAACAAAATTCAGTTCCGCCTGTAACGGCGACCGCCAGGAGATAAACACATGGCAGGTAAAAACCGCATCGGCGGAATCATCGCCTTGAAGGTCAATGGCGACATCTATTTCGCCAAGGGCAACTTCACCTACAACCTCGGCAAACCCAAACGCGAAGGCGTTGTGGGTGCCGACACGGTCCATGGCTACAAGGAGACCCCTCAGGTTCCCTTCGTTGAAGGCGAGATCACCGATCGCAACGAGCTCAGCCTCGAAGATCTGGTCACGCTCGACGACGCCACAATCACGCTGGAGCTCTCCAACGGCAAGGTCATCTCCCTGAGTGAAGCCTGGTACGCGGGTGAGGGCACCGGCAACACCGAAGAAGGCAACATCGCTTGCCGATTTGAAGGCATGTCTGCCGAGGAAGTGAAGTAATGGCAAAGGAAAAAGTTCTGCAACTGGCTGAGCAGGTCACCTTCGGTAAAGATACTTTTACCGAGCTGACCGTCACCCGCAAGCTGAAATACCTTCGTGGTCACGCGCTGCGTATCACTTCCGATGGCAAGGGCAACGGCGGCGCGGACATGGACTTTGCCACGCTGATTGACCTCGGCGCCAAGATGGTTGGCCATCCTCCTGCGTTGCTCGACGAGCTGAGCGAGGACGATCAGGCCGCCGTCATCGGCGAGGCCCGCGATTTTTTGCTGAAGCACCTCGGGGGTGGGAAGGAGGTGTAACAGTCGTCGTCAAGGTTATGAACGTTCAGCCGTCGGAGGTCATGGAAATGGATTTCGACGAGCTGAACTGGTGGCTTGAGCGCACCGAGGAATGGGTTGAATGGCAGACAAAGGATACTCCCTAAGCTTAATTATCAAGGCCGTCGACCGGGTAACCGCCCCTTTGCGGGGGATCTTCGGCAAGGTCAAGGCGGCCAGCGCCGGCATTACCGGGGCGCTCGATCGGGTGGGGCTGCCGGTCTTTACCAATAGCCTGAAGAATGTTGGCGGCGCCATTGGCGGAGTCGGCCGCGCGGTCGCATCAAGTACCCAAAGGCTACTTGGTTTGGGGGCGACCCTCGGGCTTACAACCGCGGCATTAAACCTGTTCTTCCAAGGCTTCGCGGATGCAACAGGTGCAATAGGTGATACAGCGGAGCGGACCGGCATCAGCCGCGAGCGGTTCCAGGAGCTGAGCTTTGCGGCGAAGTTGACAGGGTCATCCGCAGAAACTCTCGGCGGCGCTTTGCAGAAAATGCAGATCAACGTCGGCGCTGCCACGGCAGGCTCGAAAGAACTCAAGGAGATGTTCAAAGGCCTGGGGATCAACATCAAGGATGCATCCGGCAAGCTTAAGAGTTCGGACGCGCTCTTCGATACCTTCGTTGATCGTATCTCGAAGATCAAAGACCCATCACTCCAGGCCCAGGCTGCTGTGAAGATCTTCGGAAAAAGCGCAACCGAACTGCTACCGCTGATCCGTGGTGGCGGTGCAGGCATTAAGGAAATGGCAGACGAGGCTCGGCGCCTGGGTTTGGTAATCTCCGATAGCGCGGTTCGTGAGGGCGAGAACTTTGGCGATACCCTGGATACCTTGCATGCTGCACTGAGTGGCGTGGGTAACACGATCGGAAGCGCTCTGGTTCCGCAGTTGAACAAGCTCGGCGGCAGGCTGATTGAAACCATCGTCAAGTACCGGCCACAGATTGAAGCCTTTGCCACTGCGTTCGCTGAGAACCTGCCCGGCAATATCGAGAAGGTCACTGGCTTTATGGGTGATCTGTATGACGGCGCGCAGCCGGTGATCAGGATATTCGAATCGCTGGCCGACACGTTTGGCGCGGCGAACCTGGTCCTAACTGCGCTTGGCTTGTACATCGGGGGAGGGCTTGTTGTGAGCCTTTATAGCCTGGGCGTCGCGCTCAAGGGGGTCGGTGTCGCATTGCTCACAACTCCAGTGGGCTGGTTTCTTTTAGTTGTGGCGGCGATCGCTGGTGCGGCCTATGTCGTTTACAAAAATTGGGACGCGATTGCGAAGTTCTTCGAAGAGAAATGGGGCCGTGTCAAAGCTGCATTCTCTGACGGGATCATCAACGGAATCGTCAAAGTCTGGCTGGAGTACAACCCTGTCAGGCTCATGATGGAGGCCTTCAACGGTCTGATCAAATACCTGACTGGCTGGGACCTCGGCGCTATTTTGGGGGCGAAAATCAACGAGGCGGTTTCGGCCATCAAAAACGGTCTTCCCGATTGGGCCAAGGAATTGCTGGGGATCGATGGGGCGAGCGTAACCGTTGGGCAAGAAGGCACGTCGGCGGCCGGTACTGGCAGCCCTGACGGCGCTTTGTCGGCGCCCGGCACCGCTGCGGCAAACACAGACCTCGGCCGTCGGGCGGCGCAAATAGGCCGGGATGCCGCCCAGCAAATTGCACCGCCACCGCAGGCGGTGAGGGTACAGGTCGATCTGAACAACGTGCCGGCGGGCTCCAAGGTGAAGACCGAGGGCAGCCAGGGCGCGACGTTCGATACCGATATCGGCTATTCGATGATGGCCCCATAACCGGAGCTCCCCATGGCTTGGAGAGACAACTACCGCGCCGCGACCTTTCGCGGCGTGGGCTTTTTTGTGGCCACGGCAGACAGCAGTCACGGTCGGCGGCAGGCAATTCACGAAACTGCCCAGCGTGATATCCCCTATACCGAAGACCTCGGGCGAAAGTCGCGAGAATTCGGCATAACGGGTTACCTGCTGGGCAAAGATTACGACGTTGCCCGCGAAGAGCTGATCAAGGTTTGCGAACAGGCAGGCCCAGGCGTGCTGGTCCACCCTTATCGCGGTGAATTGACCGTGGTTTGCCGTGGGCTGGCCGTCAGCGAGACTTCGGATGAGGGAGGCATGTGCACCCTCACGATGACGTTCCTCGAAGCGGGCGAGGCGTCGTATCCCTCGGCAAAGGTCGACAACGTCAACGCCATCAGCGCGAAGGCGGGCGAAGTAACCGAGGTTGGAAAAGAAAATTTTGTATCGGATTTCCTTACAAAGGGCTACCCATCGTTCGTGGCTGATGCAGCGACATCGCAACTCCAGGGCTTGAGCGATTTTCTGAGCTCGCCCGAGTTCATCGTTTCGAGTGACATCCAGGCGGTGTCCGATTATTACGGCAAGGTCAAAAGTATTGGCGCTGATGCATTCGATCTGATCCAGGCGCCGTTTCAGTTGGCTGCCCGCGTCGTCGACGCGATCAGTAGCATCCGATCTGCCTTCGGAGGCAGCGCCTTCGGAATGTTGACGAGCCTGTACAGCCGATACTTCTCAAGCGATGACAGCGGATCCAGCACGAAGACACCGAGCCGTCAGCAGGTTGTGAAGAACAACAATGCCGTGGCCGGTCTGGTGCGTCAGGCGGCCATCTCACAGGCGTCGGTAGCAGCGGTGGTAACGCAAACCACTGAGAACGTTTCAAACGGAGGCACAAAAACCACGTCAGCACCGACGAAGTACGACAGCTACGAAGCTGCAATTGCCGTGCGGACCGAACTCGCAGACAGCCTGGATCAGGAGAGCGAGAGAACGATCAGTGACCCGGTCTACGTTGCAGTCACCGATTTGCGGACCGCCGTGGTACAGGCGGTACCGGATCCCGAGCAGGACCTGCCGCGTCTTGCGACGTATTCCCCACGGCAGACACTCCCCTCCTTGGTCGTGGCCTATCAGCTCTATGGCGATGCTAGCCGTGCCGAAGACATCGTCACGCGCAACGATCAGCGCCGCCCGGGCTTCCTGACGGGTGGAAAACAGCTTGAGGTTCTTGCAAATGGATGACCTGGAGCTGCTGGTCAACGGGATGAACTATGCGGGATGGACTCAGATAGGTGTGACGAGGGCGGTCGATGCTTCTTCAGGGGCGTTCACCGTAACGCTTACTGAGCGCTGGGAGGGAGAGGAAGGCGTGGTCGCTCAAACGGAGCCGTGGCCGATTCTTCCGGGAGACCGGTGCGAGGTGAGGCTGGGCGGGATCGTGATGGTGATTGGCTATGTCGATATCTTCAAACCGTCGTTCAGCGCCAATGACCACACCATCAACATTCAAGGCCGTGATCGGACCGCCGACTTGATTGATTGCAGCGCGGTCCACACCCCGGACGAGTGGAAGAATATAGATCTTCTGCGCTTCGCCCAAATCTTGGCCAAGCCGTTCGGCGTCGGCGTCTCGGCGGACGTGCCGCTGGGTGATGCGTTTTCGGTTTGCAAGTTGCAGCAGGGGGAGACGGCATTCGAGGCGATCGAACGTTATGCCAGGCAGCGTCGGCTGTTGCTGATGCCTGATGGCGTCGGCGGCTTGCTGATCACCCGGGCCGGAAACAAACGGGCATCGGTTGGCCTGGTTCAGGGCGAAAACATTCTCAACGCCTCGGGCAGCATCGATCACAGCCAGAGATTCAGTAGTTACCTGGTCAAAGGGCAGGCCGCATACAGTCCTGACAGCGAAGGCGATACCGAGGCCCACATCGAAGGAGGCGCCAGTGACAGCGGAATCAGGCGCTACCGGCCCTTACTCGTAGTAGCCGAGTCCGGTGGATCGAGCAGCAGCGCCCAGGAGCGCGCTACGTGGGAAGCTAACAGCCGCCTCGGTAAGTCGGCGACTGCATCCATCACCGTCCAAGGTTGGCGCCAAAGCCCAGGCGGCCCCCTCTGGGAGGCGGGGATGCTGGTGCAGGTCAAGTCGTCATGGTTACGTCTGGACGGGCAAATGATCATCCGCCAGGCCACCTACGAGCGTGGCGAAGGCGGCACCACAACAAAACTCGACATCGTCAGCCCACAGGCCTTTTCGCCTGAGCCCCCTGATTCCAAAAAAGGGAAGGCAGGAAAGAAGGGCGGGCGAAATATTTGGGCGGAAGCCATCGGGGAAGAGGACAGGAAAGATGGGTAACCCGATTCGCGATATCGGCAACCGAGTGATGATGATGTTCGCCCGGGGAGTGCTGCGCGGCGTCAATGATGCAAACGGTCGTCAGCAACTGCAGGTTGAGTTGTTGAAGGGCGAACTGCGTGATGGTGTCGAACGAATGCAAAACTACGGTTTCACCAGTCACCCGCTTGGTGGGGATGTTGCATTTGCGGCCGTCGGTGGCAACCGGGAGCAGGGCATTGTGCTGGTCATCGATGATCGCCGGTACCGCATCCCAATGCAGGCCGGCGAGGTCGCAATGTACGACGACCTCGGCAACAAAATCGAGCTGCTGCGCGACATGGTAAAGGTCACTGCTGTGATCAAGGCACAGATTGTTGCCCCGGAAATCGAGATCATCGGCAATGTGAAAATCCAGGGGAATATCGAATCCAATGGGATGATCACGAACAACGGCAAGCGGGTTGACAGTACGCACACCCACTCGAATAGCGGCGCAGGAGTACCCAACTAATGGCCGATGCCGCAATGGTTATGACCGAGTTCGGCGGCGATCTGGTGCTGTTTGGTTTCGACCTTGAACGTGATGATGGTTTGGAAACAGCCGTAATTATCAGCCTGTTCACCGATCGCCGGGCGAGCGCCGATCAGATTCCGTCGGAGTACTCGCAGGATGACCTGCGTGGCTACTGGGGCGACATCAACAACGCGTCAGCCACCGATCAGACCGGTTCATTGCTCTGGTTGCTGGCGCGTGAGAAGCAGTTGCCGCAGATCCTCAGTAGGGCTGAGCAGTACTGCCGCGAGGCTCTGGCCTGGATGATCGACGACATGGTCGCCACAACCATCACCGTCACCGCTTCGTTCTATTCGCTGGGCGTGATGCTGCTGGAGATCAACATCGACCGGCCAACCGGCCCAGCGGTTCTCTACCGATATAACTATGAATGGTCGGCTCAGGCCGGCAAGAGGGCTGCCTGATGCCATTTGCTCGA